GTCTAAATAAACAGGCCACGGATCTCCTCCTAAATTAAGTGTGGTGGATATTTCACAAGAAGCTCTATCTTTATGTCTTTTAAGTATATTTCCTTTTTGATAAATTCTTGCATAAGAATAAGTTTCTACAAGTTTTAAACCTGTATTTTTTTCCATAATAGGTTTAATTCTTTTTAATAAAACTTCATTAGCTATATCACTATACATAGCATAAGAATTAGGTACCTGCGGATCATTAAAAGTTCCATACAGTCCTTTAAGATGTGGTGGTAAACAATTTAATTTAAATAAAGTATTAGAAACTTCTTTTTTTAAAAATAAATATTCAGTTAAAAAATCTGCAAGTTTAGGATCAATTCCTTTTCTTACAATAGTATATTTATTTTTTTTAAATTTATTCATAATCGGTTATTAAAGTATATCTTGGTTTTTTTAATTTGTATTTAGGAAAAACTGCGTCATGAAGTATTTTTCCTTCGAAAATTAACATAGAGTTTTCATATCCCGGTATTATTATTTCATTATTATTATCTATTAAACGTGTTCCTAATTCATAATTTTCATTACTTAAATAAAATACACTTGTATAATTATTTTCTGGATGTCTATGTAAAAAATGTTTTTCATGTTTATTTATTTTTAAGGACCAACATTTAGATAATCTTTCTTTACCTAGATCAGTCATAATCTCTGCTAATTTACTAAAATAATTTTGCCAATGTTTTTTATGACAAAATACTTCATATAAATTATTAGTAGTTTGTCTTCCTGATTTTAATTTATCAGGATGTGGATAATATTTAAAATTATTTATTAAATCTTTTTTAATTTTAAAAAATTCTTTTTCTTTTACAAAATTTTTAATATGAATATATCTATTATGATTCCAATTTGTAAACATACTATTGATAAGGATATCCACTAACCCACATAACTATTGAATATCTTGTTCCTTTTAAAATTGGTTTTACTCTATGATATAAATAAGAAGGAAATACAACAATACTACCTCTAGGTTTTAGTTGAGGAGCTTTAGTAATAAGAGTTGGATCATCTAAATTTCTAAATTGAAATTCAAATTCTCCTCCTTTATATTTTTTAGGATCAGCAAGTGAAGCTACAAGTGATAGTTTTCTTATTTTATTATTAGATTGGTTTTCAGATCCAGAATCACTATGCCAATCATAAAATTGATTATCTTTATATTCTGTAAATTGAATAGGTTCCGACCAATCAACTTTAAAATTCCATGAAGCTAATTTATTAGCAGTATGAACATAAGGAAAAAGTAAATCATAAAGCCATTTTTCATCTATAAAACTAACTTTTGAATCTCTTTTATCTTTTAATATTTTTCTTTGATTTTTAGTTAATACTTTAAATTTTTTATCAGGAAAAGATCCAATTCTTCCTTCTTTTAATTTATTTTTTTTACCAAATTTAATTATTTTATCACAAATTTTAGGTGATAAAGCTTTGTTAAAATACCAATATAAATCTTTATAATACAACACAGTTAATTTTTATTTTGTTTAAATATAAAGTAAACAGAAATAAAAAGAATTGATCTATATCAATTATGTAATTAAATTCCAGCTAGAATCAGTAGGGTTCCAATAATAATTATTATTATTTTCTCTATTTAAACCTTCCCATCTTTGATCAGTTTCATTCCAAGTCATTAAATAAGTATCTACTTCCTCACCTTCAGTATGTGAAAATGTAGGATTTGCTGGTTTTGTAATTGGAGCTTCCCATATATCAGTTGAATTATTTAAAGACCATGAAGCATAAGGTTGTGGTGCAATAAATTTATTTTTAGATTCCAACCAAACAGATCCTTTTCCTCCACCATTAGTTCCATCTTTCCAAGTGCCACCTAATTTTAATATATTGTTGCAATAATTATGAACATCATCTATTGAATCTTCAATAACTATTACATTAACACACACCCATCTTATTTGACCAACATTAAATGGATCTTGTTCTTTTTCTATTCTTGCAGCTTTTTTAGACATAATTAAAACTCTATTGTGCCAGTTTCATTAAATATTGCGTAAGTTGCGCCACCATCAGTTCCTGTAGTATTAGAACCAGGTGATACTGTTAAGGTTTCACCACTTGGATCTCTTAAAACTACAACACCATTTCCGCCAGCTGATCCATTTCTTACAGGTGATCCTCCAGGGCCACCGCCTCCGCCGCCACCTTTACCATCGTCACCAGCTTGGTTAGTACCATTTGATCTATTGCCACCAGTGCCACCGCCGCCAGATCCGCCGCTTGCAGTATGAGAAACATTAGATCCTCCACCGCCGCCTCCAGCATAAGTTACTGATGAGCCTGTTATGGAATTTGAGCTTCCAGATCCGCCGTTTCCGCCGCTTCCAGTTCCTTGTCTATCTTGTCCAACAGCACCTTTTCCTCCGCCGCCAGCGCCAGAATTATTATAAGATGATCCACCTCCACCATCGTTACCTTCGGGAGTAGGATAGCCACCTTTATTTCCAGATCCGCCATTACCATTTAAAGCACCGCCGCCTCCGGAACCACCAGGAGATCCATTTTGACCAGGAGGTCCACCGCCTCCACCACCGCTTGAAGAAATTCCTCCTCCAACACCAGTCTTGCCGTCTCCTCCATCTGCTCCTTCTGGAGTTCCAGAATGAGTACCACCAATACCGCCGCCTCCGACTGTAACTGTGGATCCACTTGCTACTTCTACTTTTGTTCCTCCGGGAAAACTTGTTCTAAAACCGCCAGCTCCTCCGCCGCCGCCATCATCTACACCGCCGCCGCCACCGCCAGCGATAACTAAATAATCAAACTCCATTGTTTTGGCTGAGCCGCCGGATCCGAAACCTAATATTTGATAACCAAAATTTGCCATGTTCTATTCTCCTTATGCGTCATTTGCTGCATCAGTAGTATAGAATATTTTAATACCTAGAACTCTTGCCTCTCCAGTAAAAGTATCGCTACCATCTGCTGCATCTCTATATAATTGAAAATAAGTTTGTTCATCATCCGCAGGTGAACCAGCAATTGTTATTGCACCACTTTCAGCTGTTACTTGTTGATCTTCTACTGTTCCAATTCCTGCATCTGTAACTTCTACTGCTGTTCCATAAGCAACATCAATAGTATCACCATCAGCACAAGAAACTCCTTGTAATCCAAATATACAATTACCTGTATTAGTTGTGCTTGGAGACCAAAAAACTTGATATGTTACTGTTCCTAAATTCCATGATTTGGGCATAGCCACAGAAAATTGAGTGTATTGGGCTGTACTAGCATCAAAATCAAATACTTTTAAATCTGGTCTTGTTGCTGTTGTTTCTACTAATGCAGCATCCGCTGGATTAGTTGTTGGAGCATACATCGCTGGAGCTGGTATCCACATAGTTTCTTTTCCTGCAATTTTGACTGCAGAACCATCACCTTGTAAAACACCTGATCCTTTTGGAACTAAATTAAGACTTACATTAGAATCACTGCCTCCAGCAGTAATTGAAGGAGCATTATTAGCAGCTGCATTAGTAATATCTAAATAATTAACTGCAGAAGCTGTTTGAGAAAAAATCATTTGTTCATTTCCTGCTGCATCATTAATTCCTGCATTATCTGCAAAATTAACTGAACCAGGAGTAATTGAATCTGAAGTAATGTCTCCTAGATCACCCATTATATCATTAATTTTAGACCCAGTTGAATATACTAAAGTTTTAGCACCTTGTTTAAGAGCTACACCATTTGCTGCATGACCAGTATTTGCAAATGTTAAAGAATACGAACCTGATGTATTATTAAATACTGTATATTTAGTTTCTACAGCATCTGTAAAAACATGAATATTAGCTGTTAAAGCACCAGTAAATTCTAATACAGCATTATGTACTTGATCATCTGTAGAAGAATCATCTGTATTAGTTGTTGAATTAGCTGAAGTTAAAGTAACATTTGCATTTCCAGCAACGTTAGCTGCTTGATAACCTTTTACTGAACAGTCAACTCTATTGAAAACATAATTAACAAGATTACCCCAATTACCTGAGTTTTCTCCAGATCCTTGACGTTCTAGTTTTAATCTAGATGTATAAGTTGATGACATAATTATTTATACCTTATAAATTTATTTTTGTAAATAATATATATTTGTATTAAAATGTACACTAAATATTTGTCCATGTAAACGTATTTGAATCAGTAATATCATCCCAAAATCTTAAATCCACAGGAGTAACATTAGCTTGTATTCCAGTCATTTCCAAGAAATTATTAGAATCAGGTATAATGGTAGCTAAAGAAATAGTTACACTTTCACCAGTTATACTTAAAATATGAGAACTAGAAATAGTGATAGAACCTGTATTTGCATTAGCATTAATTCCAGTGATAGGAATAATATTTTCAGAAGCAGTGGTAATACTACTTAAATAAGTAGTCATTCCTGAACCTGTTACATCTAAATAATTAGCAGTTCCAGTAGTAAATGGACCTATATTTGCTTCTAAATCAAATTCTGGTACAACAATTGTTACAGCTCCACCGGCAGCAATAGAATAAGTTCCTATAAATGTATTTGCTAATAATCCAGTAATAATACCTGTATTAGCATTTGCAGTAACTGTACTTGATCCTAAATTTGCATTTGATAATTGTCCAGTTATAGAAATATTATCTGCATTTCCTGTAACTGTAATTGAACTTATATTTGCATTAGCAAGTTGTCCTGTAATTGAAAATAAACTACCATTTCCTGTAAGGATATAACCGCCTGGAGTATTCCATGCATCTTCACTCCATGTTCCTCTACCCCAACCTAAACCTAAATCTATTTCAGCTGTTATTGATTGACCAGTAATACTTTGATAAAGATCAGGAGCTTGATTCCAAGCAGCAGTATTCCATCCACCTCGACCCCAACCTTGTCTAATTTCTGCATCTACTGTAATAGAACTTAAAGCAGTGTTTGCTAATAGACCTTCAATTGCAGATCCTGAAGCTGAATTATTCCAACTACCTAGGTTCCATTGGCCACTATTCCATGTGCTTGCCATAAGGAGTTTCTCCTTATGCTATTCTAATTAGGCCAGCAGATGAGTTAGCAGTAGGAAACTGTAATTCAAAAGTTCCATTTGTAGAAGTTTTAACTCCTCCAAAATCTAAAACTGCAATTGCAGAATTACTGTTATTTGCATTGTATAAAAGTGCAGCTTGAGCAGAAATAGTTGCATTTGCAAATGTAACATTATCTGCATCAAAAATTGCAGTAGTTCCATCAACAGTAATTGCTACATTAGTTAATGCATTTCCACCTGTAGTATAATTAGTTCCAGATGATGAAATTTCATTCGCTGTAGCATATGCAGTTGTGTTTGCTGCTAAAGATGCAGTGTTATCATACAAAGCACATTTTAAAGTTTGTGCTGCAAGGTTTCCACCAGGCGACATTAAGTCTTGCTTGAATACAGTGCAAATTGCTTGTGTTATTGCCATATTTATTGTCCTCCAGTTAATGTATTTGTACCTAGTGGGCTACCAGGAAACTTGTAGTCTGTTCTTCTTCTTCTACGAGCTTCATTGTTAATGGTAGCTACTTGTTCTTTATACAAATTTTTGTATATAGTATAGTCTTCCATGTTCTTTGTAAAGAGATTTGCTTCAGCTAAACAACTATAAAATAATGTACTAGGAATATTTTCAGTATACCAATTTGTCGTATTAGTATTAGATAAAGGATTAATTTTACCTTGATATCCTAATTTAACTGTATATGCCTGATCTGGAGTAGGAGCTAAATAAACTCGATCATCATCAAAATTAGCAAAATATTTAGGTTGACCTTGAATAGATATATCCGGCCAATATTCTTGACAATAAGCTAAAGTTTTCATTTCTAAATAACTAACATTTGAACCTACTGTTATAGATAAATAATTAAATAACATAGGTTCAATAGCTGTAGGAAGATTTACCATTCTATCTCCTGCTATTGTAGTAGTAGTTACATTTTCATTAAAACCTATAGGATCAATATCTCTAGATAAAGATTCAAAAGAATTATCAATAAAAGTTTCTATTTGAGCAGTAAAATCTGTTCCTGTATTTTCAGCCCAAACTTTAATATCATTTTGGAGACTGCTGTATGTCATTGCCATTTTTAATTACCTCATCAACTTTAAATTTAGTCCATACATGTCCTGCAAATGGATAAGTTCCATAGTGCGTTAAAGGACTTTGAAGATCAGCATATATCTTACCGCCTATTTTTTGCCATAATCTACAAAAAGCATAATCTTCACTTAAATATCTATTACTTTTTTCATCAATAATACAGTCAAAAAATGCATAACAATTTTTACT